TGCGGATCGCAACATCGACCGGCATCCCTTTGGCCGATCTTTTGACTTGGTCGCTCGCTGACATAACAACAGCAGTAACGCTGATACAAGAGAGGAATGGTCATGGCTGACAAAGTAACAGTCAAGATGACCCCTGACTCTCGGGATCTGCGTGGGCTGTACAAAGCATTTCGTGAGATGGATGAGGGTGCAAAGAAAGCCCTTAAAGATGATGTGACAAGCATTAGCCAGTGGTCAGCCACAGAGATGCAAAGCAGCTACAACTTGAACCCACTGCCAGCACAAGCCCAAAAAATAGCGGCAACTATTCGAGCCAACAAGGATCGCATCCCTAACGTCACGATTGGTGGTAGCAAGGGTCGATTCAGTGGCGGCGCGGTATCTGGTCAAGTGTTGTTTGGATCAGAGTTTGGTGGGCCAGCACCTTTTGAGAATGGTGGTCGGCGTTTTCCTGATCGCTCACCTGCACAAGGTCGCGGTAACGAGGGCTATGGCATTTTCATAACACTCAAAAGAATCCAGCCAGAATTGACACGCCGATGGAAAGACGCGGTTAGCAAAAGAGTTATAGAAAAGTGGGATGACAACAATGGCTGACGTAAGAACACTCAAACTCAATCTGCTTGCTGATGTAGACCAGTTTGGTCGTAGCCTGGCACAGGCTGATAACGATGCCAAGGGTTTTGCTGGCGGACTTAAAAAGTACGGCAAGATTGCCGCTGCCGCCTTTGTAGTTGCTGGCGCAGCTGCCGCCGCTTATGCAGTCAAGATCGGCATCGATGGTGTAAAGGCCGCAGTCGAGGATGAAGCATCACAAAAGCAACTTGCCGAAGCCTTAAAGAATACAACTAACGCCACCGATGCACAGATTAAGTCCACCGAGGCTTACATCACCAAGCAACAGTTGGCCTTTGGCGTAGCCGATACTAAGTTGCGCCCGGCACTGGCTAACCTAGCCCGAGCCACTGGCGATGTCAGCAAGGCGCAAGAACTAACTAACCTTGCAATGGACATCTCGGCATCTACTGGCCGCGATCTTGAAACCGTATCGCTGACTCTTGCCAAGGCCTACAGCGGTAACATAGGCGCGCTCACTAAGTTGGGCATTCCACTTGATGAAAACATTAAGAAAACTAAAGATTTCAACGTAGTCCAAGATGAACTTGTAAGGTTATTTGGTGGCGCGGCTAAAGCCAATACTGAAACTTACGCAGGGCAGTTGGCTATTGTTACAGAGCGCGTAGGCGAACTCAAAGAGTCCATTGGTGTGGCATTACTGCCAACCATGAAAACATTGTTAGAGGAAGTTAACAAAGTTGCCAAGGGATTTAGTGGCGAGGATCCAGAGGGATTGAGTAATCGTGCTAGAGAACTAGCTGGAAACTTTGAGGGCGATGGCGCATTTAGTTTGGGTGGGGCACTTAGAGCAGTTACTGATGCTTTTAGCAATCTATTTTCAACTGTTACAGATGGTGGCCCGGGTGCTGCTAGCATGATGGAACGAATTGCAGCATCATTAGAAACGGTTGCAAATGCAATTAACGCTATTTCAAATGCTTACCAAGCCGCGCTACCTGCATTACGATTTATTCAAAATCCGCTCAACATAAATCTGCCAGAGGCAGGATTTACGCCTCGACCAGAGGCAAGAGCAGCTGGTGGCTCGGTTATGGGTGGACAGGCTTACCGAGTCGGAGAGTTTGGCCCTGAACTATTTGTGCCAAGTGGGTCAGGCTCAATCCGCTCAGACAAGGGTGGCCAAGGTGTAACCATAATAATGAATGGTGTCATTGATGGTGAGTCTGCACGCCGTAGCATTGAAAGACTATTGCAAGATTCATCACGCCGAACAGGTGCGATCAACCTTGTAGGTGCAACACTGTGACAACCTATGATCCTTATCCAACAGTCACTTTTGGTGGGACTACAACTTATGCAAATCAAACAATTTCATCTATTGCAATTCGTATGGGCCGTAATGATGTAACCGAGCAACCTCAACCGGGCTATGCATCAATTAGGCTGTGGACTGATGCCAGTGATCCATTGGATGTAGCATTAAGTCAGTCAGTCTCAGTAAGCATTGACAAAGGCACAACCGGAACACAAGAAATCTTTTACGGCACAATCTCAGACATTGACATAACCTTAGATGCTTATGGTTCGGATGGATCAATCGCAGTTTATTCAATAACAGCAGTAGGCCCACTTGCACAATTAAACCGCCGTTTAGTGGGTGCAAGTAATTATGCCAAAGAGTATGACGGCACACGAATATTAAACATTTTAAGTGAAGCATTCCTAACTGAATGGGATGATGTCAGCCCAACATTGACATGGGCTAGTTTGCCAGTTGGAACGACTTGGGATTCCTACGATGCAGTAGGTCAGGCTTTGGTGGATAACTTGGTGACCAATGTTGATGTGCCGGGACAGTACGAATTGCAGGCATACAGCGATGGCGATGCGGATGCTTACTCATTAGCCGTAGAAGCTGCTAACTCTGGTCGAGGCGTACTTTATGAGGGTGGCAATGGCGATTTGCATTATGACGATTATTTGGCCCGATCAAACGCAACACCTTTAGTGCTCACAGGCGATGACATTCTTGCCCGAGGTTTACGCACCGCCGCGCAATGGGGTGAAATTGTAAATGATGCCATCGTTACATACCGGGCAGGAGAAACCGAAGCAAGAGACGAACAGTCAATCATTCTTTATGGCCAATTAACTGGCAGACGCTCAACCCAGTTGCATAACTTAGTTGATGCCGAGGCTCAGGCCGCTGATTTCATTGCATCACGCGCTTACCCAAGAATGTATCCCGAGCAGATTACAATCCCATTGCATTCGCCAACGGTCAGCGATGCCACACGCGATGCACTAGCTGCCGTTTACAACGGTTTAAGAATTAACACAACGGCATTGCCAGCAGTATTTGGAACAACTTTTGATGGCTTTGTTGAGGGTTACACATGGAACTTAACCCGATACACTGCCGAATTGGCTTTGACCTGCTCGGCTTATTCCGAAACTTACAGCTCAATTATCTGGTATCAAATACCACCAACCACAACTTGGGCAGGTTATACTCCAAGTACGACAGAATGGCAGGATCTCTAGATGGCAACAACAACTCCGAATTACGGCTGGCCAGTACCAACCAGCACCGATTACGTTAAGGATGGCGCAACAGCCATTGAGGCATTAGGTGATGCCATTGATGCAACTGTGTTTGGGCTTGGTAGTGCTGGTTTAGTTTTTCTTAATGAAACTACTTTTACCGCACAAACTAGCGTGTCTTTGCCGACTGACACTTTTACAAGCACATACAGCAATTATCGAATAATTGTTAGTTTTTCAGCCGTATCAGCAACAACTGGCGTAAACGTAAGATTTAGAACTTCTGGAACAGATAACACGACAGCCAATTACAATTATTTTAGTTCAGCATTTAACTCATCAACAGGCGCGCAAACTGCTTCAAACGCTAGGTCGCAAACAAGTGCCATTCTTGGAGCTGCCGCCACAATCCCAGCTAATTTTTCAATGGACGTTATGGATCCAAAGAATGCTTTATATACGACCCTTACTGGATCGGGAGTTTACACTTTAGCAAACACAGTTTACTCTGGATTATCTTTTAACGCGGCAACCGTGTTTGATAGTATGACTTTTATAGCATCAACTGGAAACTTTACGGGAGTGGTGAGAGCGTATGGCTACGCAGAATAACGAACTAACAGATTTTGAAAAAGACAGACAAGAAATGCACGCCCAACACCTTGCAATCATTGCACAGTTAGAAGCCAAAGCAACTGCACGCGAAAGCGCACTTGCCAAACTTGCAGAACTTGGATTAACCGCCGAGGAAATCGCCGCGCTTTAACAATCAACACAGGGCCATGACACGAAAGGGCAACTCATGGCCTTACCAATTAAGAACGGCAAAATTACCACTGCCTACAAAAAGCCAGGCAAGATGTGGTCAAAGGGTTACCACACAGGCGTTGACTTTGCTGTGCCTGTTGGCACACCAGTGTTGGCCGTAGCTGACGGCAAGATTGAAAACGCCAACTGGGGCAAATCTTACGGTAACCAGGTAGTAGAAAAATGTAATGGTGGCTGGGTAATCTATGCGCACCTAAACAAGGTCAGAGTCAAGCCAGGCGCAACAGTTACAAAAGGCCAAATAATTGGCGAGTCCGGCAACACAGGAAACTCATCAGGGCCACACTTACATTTTGAAATGCGCGACAACGTCCGTTGGTCCGCTGGTAAGGACCTAGACCCAAAGGACATTTTGGCATCATGAACAAAACCAAAAACATTTTATTAAGAATGGTTGCAGTCTTTGCAGCTAGTAGCCTGTCAGTCGTAGGCGCATCAGCCGTTGCAGGTGTTGAACCAGCCAAGGCGATCATCATTGCTGGCATTGGTGGCGTGGCCGTAGTGATCGAGGGACTTGCTCGGGCATTCCTGAAAGACGGCAATCTGGATGATGCAGAGATCAACGACATCTTTACAGATGCTGATAAGAAACTTGAAAAATGAGCCAACTTTGGAAAGTTGAGTCAGGTGCTAGCAAGCAAAGTATTGCGCCAAAAACTTGGACATGGGTCGAGTACCCAAAAGGAATTGCTTACAAGGTAGACAAGGCTGGCCAGTGGGAATGGATCACAATTCTGCGCGTTGAGTTCAGCAAAGGTGGCAAAGTATTGCGAGGCCGCTTTGGTCGTTACCCTGGCACAGACAAACTGGATGAAACTGGTCACGATGATAAAAACATCGGCGGCTGGGATGGCAAGGTGTATCACTTGCACTGGTCACATACCATCGACTGCGATCCATCGATGCCGATCGGCTTTTG